CCAGTGACCGCGCCTTGTACGTTGGCCGTGACATCAATTCTTAGACTGCTCATTGCTTGTCACGCTCCTCGGCGATTTGAAAGTATGCGATCCACTCATTGTACTCGTTAAAGCTGATTTCTTCAATCTCTCCGATGGTCTTGCCCAATCGGTCAGCCAAAGTAATCAGATTGTACCTGAATGGATCGCTCTTTAGTTTTTTACATGATCCTCGGCGCTCTCTGCCGAGAAGATGCCGCCAAACACTTTTGCGATGGTGCTGACAGTCTCGTTGAGCAAGATGGACTTGTCTTCAAGCGTGAATACCTTGTCGCCCTTTTCGTCTTCACACTTGGCTACGATCATTTCGACCATTGCGCTCATGCTTGTCTCGGAGAGGAAGTTCGGATGCTTGCGCTGAACCTTCTCGATGTCGCGAGCCGATACCTCGGAGAAGTAAAGGCGAAGGGGAGTGTCCCCCTCGCCCCACGCTTCTACGTCGATAAACTCGCGCTGCTTGTCAGCCCGCTTCGCCGCGATGCGTTGTGCTACTGACATAGATTACACCGTAGTCGATGTCAGAGCGCCAGTGCCTTGAACTGAGATAGACATCTCAACCAAACCATCAAAGCTAGAACTGATAGAACGGCCAGTAACGATGGCTGTGCCTGTCAGGTAAGTGTCGCCAGTAGCGTCACCCTCTGGGTACATAGCAAGCGTGACTTCAGCGCCGATAGTCAGTGCGCCTTGGCCCGTCGCATCAGTCTCATCCCAGAACACGTCCAGCGAACCGCTGTACGAAGTCAGAGACGATTTGTATGTGCGTGCTGTGTCGCCCATTGTTGTGTCTTCAAGTGTGTCCGCTGTTTCCTCGATTGAGAAAGAGCGGATTTCTGCGATTACGTTAGAACCGACCTTTACGGTTCCCTCGCTTCCAGTATGCGTCGCCATAGGAGCCTCCTTATCTGGCCGTTTTCACGTCGTTTATAGCAGTAATATAGCTCACTGAAAAGGTTAGACGGGCTATCCCAATCGGTTGCTCTGCTTCTGCGTTGAAATCAATGTCAGTGCTAGTTAGCACGACACTCTTCGCGAGACCATTGACGGTGAAGTCATTAGCCACTGCCTCTTCGATCTGAACTGCAATTGCGTCCACATCACTATCTGTGTTTGTTGTTGCGCGAACATATATGTCCACAGCAACGTCGAGATTGCGCATGAGCGTGCGTGCGCCCATTGTCTGCAATGCTGAAGTCTCCGAACCAGTATAAACTGTGATGGCAGGAAGATTAGCGGCTGTCAGCGGGTAGACTCGCGTAGTGTAAACGCGCTGGTTGACCAACGTAGCAGCCGAAGTCACGACGCTTGCGATCCTGTCACGGATTTGATGCCGAACGTGGACCATTATGCCTTCTCCAGCCTGATTTCAGTTACACCTGTTCCGTCGTGAATCCACGCCCGAATAGCGTATGTCACACCAGCGATAACCATAACCTCGCCCTCGCCAATCGACGGTACATCTGCCGTGCGAACGGTCAACCGAGGCTGTTCCTGATGAACCTGCGCAAAACCGCCAGCGTCTACAGGGACAGTCTCATTGTCAAAGATTGCACTGATTGTGCCGCCGTCGTATGTGACGGACTCCGCAAACTCATTCAAGTTCATGATTGTAGCAAGATCACTCGCAAACGGCAGTGGCATCGGGTTCAACTTCCTTTTCTACTGTCTCTACATATTCAACAGCATAGCCGCGTGCGATTAGCTTGCGGGCAACAAGATCAGGCGCGTCAGAAACGGAGCCAGACTTGTGGCGATTGCCGCCCCACTCAGCGGCTTTTGTCATCTTGATCTTCATTGCTTCGCCTTTGCTTTGCGAGTTGAAGCAGGAGCAACAGAACGGTCAACATGCTCAACCACTTTCTTCGGAGCGGGCGCAATTGCGACACGACCCATTGCGACCAGTTGATTGGCCTCTGCGTCAGTCGCCTCGATCACGTCTCCAGCGGAGCGTCGTGCGCCAGCCGCGAAGCAAGATTTGAGAACTAGATAATTCATATTTTGACCCTCGTTAGAGGGGCGGGCCGTTAAGCCCGCCCAAGTTAGCATTATACGCCGTCGTTGTTGACTGCGAAGGATACTGCGTGACGTACAGCAACGTCCACTGTCTGAAGCGCAACGATGCGAACAGTGCCAGATGTGGAAGCTGTGTATGGGTCAACAGTCAGGTCCAAGCCGCCGTACATGCCGATCAGCAAGTCAGCAAAGTTGCCGAAGAACAGATCGCCTGCGGTTACTTGGTTGGACACGATGGCACGGTAGCCGTTCATCGAGCCGTCTGGGTTGACGACAAACTGACCAGAGCCAGCGTCCTTCTGAGTTGTCTTCAGAGCGCCGTACATGGAAGCTGGCAAGATGTATGCCAAGTTGCCCATGAGAGCGTTGTCTTCAGCAACAGCAGTTTCCATCGCAACTACTTCAGCCCAAGTTGGGTTTGCACCAGCGAAGGCAGTCGGAGCGTTGATGCCAGAGGTATTTTTGATACCTGTTGGAGCGCCGCCTGTGCCAGCGCCTTGGAGAGCGCCGTTGTCGATTGCCAATGCAAGTGCAGTTGTCAAATCGTTACGCACAAGAGCTTCGATGTCCAAAGACGACTGCATCATCATCAAACGTGTAACGTCTGTGTATGCGCCGAGTGTCTTTGGCGACAAAGCAACCTGACCGAATGTTGGCTCGCTCTCAGAAGCAGCGCCACCTTCAGTGCTGATCCAAGATGCAGCAGATGCCGAGGACTTGCGTGGGATTTTAACATCGCCAGACAGACCAGAAAGCATTGTTGCACCAGCTTGCATCACGGAGGATGCGTTGCGAAGCACGTCAATGAAATCACCGCCACGATAGTCTTCTGCGACCATTGCGGAGTCATCGGATGTGTTCAAGTCACGCTTGCTCCAGCTACGCATAACGTCAGCAGGAATAAACAGGCCTTGTGGGTCAACACCAGCACGCTGGGCTGCGGCTGCGGCTGCTTCGAACTCGAAACGTGCTGCTTCCTGTGCCTTGCGGTCAGTTGGGTTCGCCATTGCGCGGACTGCATTCATCAGAGAGAAGCGACGAACTTCTTTCTTAGTCATGCCGATTTCTGCTTCGTCCAGTGGCTTGTTGCCGATCTGGTCGAGAACAGCACCACGGAACTCAGCCAAGCCACGGCCTTCGCCGACGAACTTGTCTGCAAGCTCGCGCACTTGGTGCTTGGCGGCTAGACGATACATTTCTGCGGTTTCTTTGGATGCGCGGGCGGCAGCTTCTGCACGAACCGCTTCAACATCAACTTTGACATCTTCAGTCATAGTTATTTCCTCTTTGAGAGATTGGGGTTTTGGTTGGGCGGGGGTCGTTCCAGCAGATCGTCCTACCCCGACTGTCCTGTCGGCGGGTATGCTCACGACTGATACTTCCATAGGTAGCCAAGATTTAACACGGTAGCTATCCATGCCCTCTTTAGCCATTTTGTTGACTTGATAGCCAACACTGATGTTGGAACGGATACCGTCCACAACATCATCGAAAACCTCTTTGGCAAGTCCGTTTTTTCCAAACCGAACCGTCGCACGCAGCCTGCGTGTCGAGCCATCAAGGCTAACATTCTCTACCACACCAATTTGCTGGCGCGGGTCATGGTCCAACAAAAGCGGCATACGTCCAGACCGTGCAAAGGCTAGGTCGATGCTCTTTTCGTCGTGATCCAAGATTTCCATTCCGAAGCTGCGCTCAACTGGCTCTTCGCTTGATACAGCGATGCGGACAGTGCGGGTCTCTTCGTCTACAACCTTTGCATCGAAGGACATGCCGCGCATCTTCATCTCAGAACGGTCAAACCGATTTTCTTCTGGCTCGACTGCGGCGATGTCTACTTCAGCGACAGCCTCTTCAATAGCTGCCTCAACTGCAACAATTTCTGCACGCTCTTCTGTGTTTTCCATGTCTGTCACCTCAATGCTTTGCGGCAGTGTAACAGATTCAGTGGTATCTTGCATAGTAGATACGCTTTCTTCAGTCTGATGATCCATCTGAGACCTCCGTTGGGACTGGTTGCTTTTCGCCGAAAGGCTCATATGCCATCTTTAGGCCATATGCCGCTGCGGTTTCTTTGTCGCGCTGGATCGAGGCAAACGTCTCTTCAGCGTCACGGCCATACGTTGCGGCAATGTCGGAATGGCTCATAATACCGTTCTGCAAGCCGACAACGGCAGCGTTGATCTCGCGCATAGGGTCAACCCACTGGAAGCCACGTCCGCGCCACGAAATGTCACGGGTGAACTTCTCGAACTTACCTACGCCAGAGATCGGGATGTAGTTAAAGTCCATGACATGGCCCAACCAGATGCGGAAGAACGG